CAGCCGTCCCGCCAACCCGCTGGCCCGTCTCGACCATGTTCGAGATCAGGTTCATCATGGCCTGCCCCGGCTCTTTGTAGGGCAATGGCATGATCGCCTGATTGAGCGGCATGCCGCCCGTCTTCACCAGCGCTCCGCCGCCCGGCTGGACCCGGAATATGTTTGTGTTTTGCCTCGCGCCCGTGTCTGCTATCAAAAAGCCGGGGAAGTTTGCGAACATCCCGGCGTCCAACATTTCGCGCCATCCTGCCGTCGCTGCGTTCGTTGTGTTGCCCAAAATGTGCAGTAGCCCGATGTCGTAAAAACCGAAGCCGGGAACAAATTGATACTTGACGAAGTTGGCCCGCGCCTCCGGCAGGTCTCGCGTGTCCTGATCATAATTGCGAACAACCGACAGAATTTCCTTCGTCGAGACGTCAATCGTCACGCGATACGGTATCTCCAGACCAGTCTCGCGGCCCTTGCGCTTGTGCTCAAACCCGCGAATATTCAATTCGCAGTAGCATTCATAAATCTCACGATCCCGGTCATCCGGGTTCATCGATACGTCCTGAATGCCCTGCGCCGCGCGCTCGGCCCGTTGCGCGCTGTCCAGCGTGATTGGCTTGGGCTGCGACAAGTCCACGTCCCGGTAGACGCCCAGAAGCTGGAGACGCTTCACTGTCGAGGGCCGCATGTAAGTGCGGTGCGTGATGCGCTTGGCGTTGCGCAGGTCCGTCGCGCTGTTATTCACAATCAGGTCGTCAGCATCGACCGTTTCGCTGACGGGCCTGTTCCGCAACGGGCAAAAATAGACCTTTTTAAACGACGTTCCTCCAAATCCCAGCATCAGCAGCATGCGGTCGGTGTCGGGATAGTATTCGCTCGCCGTGTCGGTCAGGTAATGATTGAGATCGCGCTCCAGCGCGCGGGCCAGTTGATCCTGCGCAAGGTCGGCGTTGTTGTTGTCATTGCGGATCTTGACCGGCCCGTCAGTCGGCAGCAATTCCGACCGGGCGTTGGCCTGAAATCGCAGGACAGCCTCAAGCAAGAGCGGATGGCGCACCTTGCTCATGCCCTCCACCGGCGCACCGTCCGAAGCGCCCTGAACGCCGGGAATCTCGACCTTCAGTCCCAACAAATTGATGCCCGTCGCCCGGTCCTCAATCCAGTCGCGCCGGCTCTCAATGTCGTCGTCAATACCCCGCAAGAGCATGTCGGAAATGCGATAAAGCTCAGTGCTATCAATATCATCGACAAGATTGTCGAACCACTCAAGCGGATCTTTTTCCGCCGGGCCATTCAGCGGCGAGCCGTCAAGACTGACTGTCACTGAGCCGTCGTCGTGCTCGATGCGAAGGATGTTGCCCTTCTCGTCGATGTCCGGAACGTCAGACCCAGCCTCGATGATCACTTCGGGCATGTCGGCCCCGGACATATCCGGCTCAGGTTGGCCCGGAAGGCGGATATTTGGGTTTACGAGGCCCGGTGTCGGCATAGTCAGCCCTTTTTAGACAAGAGACTTTCAATATCCTCGACGAAAAGCCGAAGACCTTCTTGGGCAGCCATCGTATCAGATTGTGCCGACAAGGTATAGATGCGGACATAATCATGCGGTTCGCGACCAACCACCTCGACCCGGAACTTACCCAGCGTGATCGGAGTAGGCGCTTGGTCCACATCGACTGTCGCGCTGGCAAGAATGCGTTCGCCCATTTCGTCCTCTCTCACACAGGATACAGCGGCTGGGGTGCTCCGCCCCTGTGCCTCATACCCTCTTCAACCTCAGCCAATCGCTCCGCCGACCGGCTCAGGACGCCCAGCTCGCGCAGGTGGCGCAGGGCCTGACTGACCGTGTCCACGAGGTCGTCATGCTTGCCCTTTGGGAAGACCTCGCACTGTCGGATCACAGTGTCAGCCCAGTGCCGGTCGGGCGCATAGACCATCCCTTCCGAGAACAAATGCTGAACGCTGTAAAGCCGCGCCAATTTATCAATCGCGCCCGGATTTATCAATTGGACGGCCCAATCCTCGTGCCCGTAGAGGCGGCGAAGTTCTTGACTGACGCTGATGCCGGCCGCCTTGCTTTCGATCAGGAGCTTGTCCACGCGCATCCGGCGGCAGGTGCTGGCGACCTTCTCGACCAGTTCCGGCAGCTCCAGCCGCTCCTGCCAACCGGCCATCAGCATGACGCGAGGCACGCCCTCCTGATAGACGCGCTGCACGATCGAAAACCCTTCGCCGTCCCTGCGCGCCACGTTGGTCGCCTGCGCAATCAGGTTGTCGGACGAAAAGACGCCCCAGACTGTCAGGGCGCTGTAATCGTTCTCCTGCTTTGTCGTGTAGGCCGTGTCGAGGCTGGCGACCACAAGGTCCATGGGCGGGTAGGACGCCTCTTCCCACGGCTGCCACCAATCCACTTTGATAACGCCTCCGCCACGCGGCGTCGGCTGCTGCTGGAACTGGCCAGCCGTCGCATACGGCCCCATGGCGCGTTCGTCGCGGTCCACAACCTCAAGCGGGAAGCGCGCCGGGAACAGCAGTTCGCCCGGCTCGCTGCGCGGATCCTCGACGCCCAGCATCGTGACACAGGGGCGCGTCTCGTCGTAGCGCATGGGCAGGCAAATGTGATCGTATCCAAGATCCTTATCGAGGATGACGCCGGAAACGTCCTCCTCGTGCAGGCGCTGCATGATGACGACGATGGCGCTCTTGATTGGATCGTTAAGGCGCGTCGGAATCGCCTCAAGAAACGTCGTCACCTCTGTCTCGCGCTGGGCATCGGATGCGGCGCTGTCCACGCTGTGCGGATCATCGATCAGCACGCGGTCGCCGCGAATACCTGTGAGCGATGTGATCGCAGTCGCAATGCGAAAGCCGCCCGCTCCGTTCTGGAAATTCAATTTCTCGTTCTGGTCGCGGGCGAGCGACACGCGATCGCCCCAGCGCTTCTGATACCAATCGGACGTGATGAGCTGGCGCATGCGCCGGCTGTCACGCGCCGACAGGTTCTCGACCTTGTGGGCGGCGCAGACGTAGCGCAGGTGCGGCATGTTGCGTGGCCCCCACTCCCATGACGGCCAGAACACGTTGAGGATGAGCGATTTCATGGTGCCCGGCGGCACGTTGGCGAGCAGCCGATTATAAGGCTTGTCGTCAATCGTAACGTCATCCGTAATGGCTTCCAGATGCTCGCAGATGAAATCGACGTGCCAGCCATGAATGTATGCCGCGCCGGGCTCAATAACATGCCACGCCTGCTTGATGAACTCGACAAGGCTATCCTCGCACTCGGCGCGCGAGATGTCGAGGAGCTGCGCCTCGATGTCGATCGGCCGACCGTCGATGCTGATGATGGCTGCGGTCATCGCGCAAACCTGTGATTTTTACACGGCGCGTGGCTGATTGACAGATAGTGTTCGTTGAGATCTGTATCAAACCAGCAATTCATACGCAGAGCCTTGCGATGGCGCAGCAACGGCGTAAACACGAGATTACCGTCAGGCTCCTCGTAACAGTAACCGTTCGCGTCATCGAGTTCCGGCCGCCGCAGCCAGCCGAACTCCCAATGCCAGCCGGTGGAAATCAGTTTATCTCGGCTCGACTGTTTGCTCATCATCATCCTCCTCTTTCGCCTGCTTCGCCGCCAGCAGCGCCTGCTTCAGCGCCTCCCTGTGCTCTGGCTGCAATGCGCGGGCGTCGATCGTCAGAGCCTGCACCTGCATCGGGCCGCCGTTCGGGCCAGTGATCTCTGTTTGGACGCGGTCGCCATATCGGCGCGGCGCGATTTTCATCAGACGCCACTGATAATGGTTCAGTTTCACGCGCGTGGAGTTCACGTTTTCCTCGGTGCATTCCTCCGCGATCCGCTTCAGCCGATCCAATTCGAAATCGGCCAGCGCCTCGCGCGCGCGCGCACATTGCTCTGCGAAATCCGGCCGGGCCGCCGCCCACCTGCTGACCGTTGACCTCGACGGCATTCCGGCCATCTCGCAGATTGTGCCCATATCGTTGCCCTCGGCCATCAGCTCGCAGATCCTGTCCGCGACCTGTTGGTCGTAGGTTGACGGCCTGCCGGCTTTGCCGGGGAGCGGTTTCTCGGGCGTAGGCTTGAAGCGTGGCACTATTCAAACTCCCTCTTGACGGCGGCCCTTCCGAGCGGTGTGTCTGCCAGTTGACCCAGAGCCCCCATATAGAGATCGATGAGGGTCTGCTCCTCGGCCCGCTTGTCCGCATCCTGACGGCGCAGGGCGATAACCTT